TCTGCCTGTCTCCCTCCCGAGCACAGGGGAACCGATAGAGGCCCGCCCCGACCTCGAATGGTCACCCGCGGCCATGCTCGGGCATCCCTGGACAGCGCCCTACGCTGAGGTGCCGGGGGACGCGGCACCGCCGCTCTACATGAGCCCCGTACCCGACGACGCCGCCGGCTCGTACGGCCCTGCAGCTATCGAATGGATAGAGGCCGCCGAGCGTAAGCGCCTGCGATGGTGGCAACGCCTCGCCATCGTCAGGCAGCTCGAGCACGACGCCGAGGGTTCCCTAGTTCACTCTGAGGTACTGGAATCGTGCCCCCGCCGTGCCGGGAAATCGGTTAGGTTGCGCGGCCTGGCCCTATGGCGGATGGAACACGGGCAGGCCCTTTTCGGTGAGGTGCAGACCATCGTTCACACCGGCTCAGATGTGGCTATCTGCCGCGAGATTCAACGCGGCGCCTGGCGATGGGCCGAGGACACCGCACAATGGGAGGTCACCCGGGCGAACGGCAAAGAGGCCCTAGAGTCACCGCGCGGGGATCGTTGGATCGTACGTTCCCAGGAAGCGGTGTACGGGTATGACGCGACCCTCGGCCTAGTCGATGAGGGATGGAACGTCAAACCCGGCACGGTCACCGAGGGAATAGAGCCCGCCACCCTCGAGCGGGCATCGGCGCAAGTGCAGCTCACCTCGACGGCACACCGCCGAGCGTCGTCCCTCATGCGGAACAAGATCGTTGCCGAGCTCACCGGCACCGACCTCGAGCCCGGCACGTTGCTACTCATCTGGGCCGCGCCGCACGGGTCGGATCCGTCCGACCCTGCCGTGTGGAAAGCGGCCTCACCACACTGGAGCGAGGACCGTAGGAAGCTCATCACCCGCAAACACGGCCGGGCGCAGGCGGGCGAGGTTGACCCGCAGGCCGACGACCCTGACCCGATGGCGGGATTTGTCGCGCAATATCTCAACGTGTGGCCGATGGGCAAGCTCGACGCGCAGAAAGGTAACCCGTTGACCACCGAGCACGCCTGGCTCGAGCTGGCCGACCCCCGCCCGACCGGGCCGCCTCGAGCGGCCGCCATCGAATCATGGTTCGCCGCGGGTGTCTCCCTGGCCCTGTCGTGGTCTGTAGGCGGCCGCGCCGTCGCGGCCGTCACCGACCACCTAGACCTCACCGACGCCGTATCCCACCTCAAGACGACAGGGCACAAGGGCACCGTGACCGTAGGCAAATCCCTCGAGGGTGACCCTGCCCTAGCTGGCATCCGCACCGTGCCGGCTCAATGCCGCGCAGGGCAGGCCGCGGGCGAAATCGCGCGGCTACTGGCCGAGGACGCGATACGACACGACGCGGGCGAACACCTCACCCGGCAGATACTGGCCGCCCGCACCGTGCCGGGCGCCGATGGGCCGCGCCTCATCACAAGCGGCCGCGCCGACGCCCTCAAGGCCCTCTATTGGGCCGTCAAGTCAACCCGCCACGCGGGCACCGGCAAACCGCGCATACTCACCGCCGCCGATACCGCATGAGCCTGGCTTGCGTCACCTGTGGGCGCCCGACGCTACTGGACCTTTTCGCGGGCGGTGCGCTGCGCAAGTGCACGGGTCGAGGGTTCGCGTCATGCTGAGGCCCGAGCTGCGCGAGGCTTACCAGTGGGGCACGAAGGTCACGCTCTGGCTGTCTGACGCTCTGCGCGAACGGGACGCCGCCATCCGCGAGCGTGACCGGGCGCGCGACATCGCCGTGGCGCTGGAGGGTGCTCTGCGCAAGCTCGTGGCGCTGAAGGACGGGCCGCGCAACGAGCACTACTACGAGCAGCGCACCATCGCATGGGACGCCGCCCGGCGGGTGCTCGCCGCGCTGGACCCCGACCCCGCCGACCGTGGCACGGGAGGGAGGACCGCATGACCGACGACCAGCCCACCAGCGCCGCGCCCTGGCGCCCGATCCATCGGCGGCTATCCGACGCCTGGGCTCAGTCGGGCATGACCGTCCACCTGATGCTCGTCACCGACGACGACCCACAGCGCCACCGGACAGCCTGCGGCGGTGGACTCGGCGAGTGGATCACAGGCGCAGGTGATCAGGTCACCTGCCCAGGGTGTCTGGAAACGGTGCACGCATGAACGACCACGAGCCATCCGCCGCACCCGTCGTCCAGCGCCGCCAGCTGTCACGCGCCTATCTGTGGCGATGCCCTCGAGTACGCCCTCGAGCACGGGCACGAAGGCGGGCAGCTCATCGACGCCCTCTAACGGGTGTGCCGCGTGCCGGCTCGGCGCGGGTAGCGTCCCGGGCGCCCGGGTCTGTCACGCACAGGCCCGGGACCAGAAAAAAAGTTGCGCGGCGCGCGGCGCGTCGGGCGCAGCTTGTGTCGGCCCTGTGCCCTACGTTGCTCGTGTGGGTTTTCTCCGAGAGCTGTTCACCGGCAACGCCGAACCGTTACTTGAGCTAGCCCGCACCGCCTCGGCGCCCGCGTTCGCGGTTGACTCCGAGGCGTACCCGCCTGGCCTCATCGGCGTAGGGACCACGGCCTACGCCGATGGGGCCGCCCTGGCGCCCCGTATCGACAGGGCCCGGGCGATACAGGTAGGCGCCGTCAAGCGTGCCCGTGACCTCATCCCGGGAGTGCTGGCAACCCTGCCGCTCGAGCTGTTCGGCGCCGACAAGCGGCCCACACCCTGGCCGCTGTTCGAGCAACCCGAACCGAACCGGCCGCGCTCGGTCACGATGGCCGACACGTTCGAGGACATGTTTTTTGAGCGTGTCGCATGGTGGCGCGTCAAGGCCCGCGCGTGGAACGGGTGGCCCACATCTGTTGACTACATCAGACCCGGCCGGGTGGCCGTCGATGAGTCCCGGCACACCGTACACATTGACGGCCGCGAGGTTGTCGACGCCGATTTGATCCGCTTCCACGGGCCGACCGATGGCCTACTCATCGCAGGCGGCCGCGCGATCCGAACGTGCCTGCTACTCGACGCCGCCGCCGCCCTACGTGCCGATGGTGTCCCGCCCGTTGAATATTTCACCCCCGCCGATGGCGCCGACCCTGCCGACGACGACGACGTAACGGCCCTACTGAGCCAATGGCAGGCCGCGCGGCGTACCCGTAGCGCCGCCTACATACCCGCCGCCCTGAAATACAACGCCGATGGGGTCGACCCTGACAAGCTCCAGCTAAACGACGCCCGCCAACAGGCCGTCCTAGAGATTGCCCGCCACGCGGGGATCGATCCCGAGGACCTAGGCGTTTCGACCACCTCGAGGACATACCAAAACGGTTTCGAGCGGCGCAAGGCCCTCATCGATTTCACCTATGCGCCCTACATGGTGGCCGCGCAAGACACTCTCACCATGCGCAACGTCACCCCCCGCGGCTATACGGCCGCGTTCAATATTGACGGCCTACTGCGCGCCGACCCCCTGGCACGATTCAACGCCTACAAGGCCGGCCTTGAGGTAGGCGCCATCACCCCCGAACGCATCGCAGAGATAGAGGGAATCCCGGCCGCGAACGTTCGCGCCCTGCCCGCCGCCCCGGCAGAACCGACGACAGGAACCGCCCGTGCCGAATAACGAAACGACGACCACGGCCGCGAGTCTCGCTAACCTTGACGCGCCGCCTGGCGCCGTTTTCGCCATCGACACCGAGCGGCGCATCATCCGCGGCGTTGCCGTCCCGTATGGGGTGGTGGCTCACAAGGATGGGCAGGGATGGAGCTTCAGCAAGGGCACCATCGACGTTGCCGACCCCTCGCGCGTCAAGCTATGGGTCAACCACGACAAGGCGCAGGCCGTAGGCGTCGCGTTCGAGCTCGACGACACCGACGCCGCCCTAGTAGCCGCGTTCAAGGTTGCCCGCGGCGCCGAGGGAGACAAGGCCCTGACGATGGCCGAGGATGGGGTCTGGGACTCCCTCTCAATCGGCCTACACCCTGACGCAAAGTTTCGGCGTGACCAGGCAGGCGTCTTGCATTCGGTCAACGTCCCGCTACGTGAAATCAGCTTGACCCCTGCACCCGTATTCGGCGCGGCGCGGGTAACTAGCGTCAACTTTGGCGCCCAACAGGAAGAGAACACGACGATGCCCGACGCCCCGCCGACCGTGACAGTCACCGACCCCCCCGACCCTGCACCCGCCCCGCCCGTAGTCCCGGCATCGGTGCTCGAGGCCATCGGCGCGGGATTCTCCGAGCTACGCGGCGCCCTGGGCGCCGAGCGGCCCGAAATCGTGCGCGCGGG